TGAATTGAATCCGAAGGTTCAGTCAACCATGATTCGTTTGTTGTTGGAACGCAAGGTTGAATATATCAACCACGCTATCTGGTGTGCTGCAACTCCTACAGAAGCTGCCAAGGTTGCAAGTGCTGATGGCAATGTTGCTGCCGGTGCTACAGAAATCGGTAGTGAAGATGCTGCTGGTCCAATGAAGTACTTCAATGGTGCCATCATGCGTATGTTGATGAACGCTGCCGCTCCAGCTGAATCGGAAGATGCAAAGTGCGGTCAAATCAAGGTTGCAGGTACTGGTGCATTTGCTGACGGTGCAGCTGTTGAAGCTGAATTGTACGCTATGTGGCAGGCTACTGAACCGAAGGTACGCAAGAAGCAAGGTTTGGTTATCTTGATGGACTACAAGTCTTGGGATGCTTATAACAAGTACTTGTCAGACAAGACATTCAAGTACAACGACAACCGTGATGAAAACCAGCATCGTTTCCAGGGCAAGCGCATCATCCCTATGACTGCATTGCCTGATGATACAATCCTCATGGGTTGCTTCACCACTGGAATGGATTCTAACCTTTGGATGGGTGTTGACTATGCAAACGATGAAAACGTACTTCAGGTTGAAAAGCTCCAGGCTAACTCTGAATTGTACTTCTTTAAGATGCTCATCAAGATGGACATCAACATCGTTCGTCCGAAGGAAATCACAGCTCACATTCCTTTCAAATACGCATAAGTGAAACCTGGCAAGGAGGAGCTTGAATCCTCCTTGTCTTAAACTTTACAATTATGGCAAGAACAAGCAAAGAAACCGCACCTGCAATTGAAGAAACAAAGGTAGAAGGCATGGAAGCAACAGAACAGACTGCTGAACAAGCTGTTGAAACACAGAAGGAAAGCAAGAAGAAAGATGAAATTCCAGCTAAAATCGTTGACTTGATGAAACTTTATCCTCAATACAAGGAGTTCTATGTTACTCCTGAAGGATTTGTTCATCCGGCAGGTGTTCCAGAGTATTTGCGTAAGGGCGCAACTCTGTACCAAAACAAATTTTCTGACAAATAAATAATTACTCACAATGGCAACAAATACTAATTTAGGCGGAGTGTTCACCACCGATACTGATGGTGCTTTCGTCAACAATGTATACCTTAGCACAGAGAACGTTGTTGGTATCATCTTCGATGCATCAGTCGTAGGCGGTATCGAAAAGGCTCTCGGTGAAGGTGTAGCCGCTCAGACATTTGCCAACGGAAACGTTGTGGAACTGAATGTACCGAAAGATGCCGTTGAAGCAGGTATTGACGAGACTGTATTGGGAGGTGTCGTTAAGTACCATATTGACAGCTTCTTTGCTCTTGCTGGCGGCAATCAGAGACTCTTTGTCTCGTTCATGGACAGCGATGTTGACACTGAGTTTGAAGCGGTTGAAAAAATGCAGCTCGCTTCAGGTGGTATCTTGTACCAAATCGGTGTATGGACTGGCAAGGCTATTGCTTCCAAGAGCGAAGACGGCAATTACACTGTAGATGCCGGCAATGTGTGTGCTAAGCTTCAGGCTATGGCTGAAGTTCTTGGTGGTAAGGTGGGTGTAACCAACTACGAAGGTAACTCTCCTTTGAACATCATTCTCAACGCACCGATCGTGAATGAAGCTGAAACAGACTTGAAGAAGCTTCCTGACCTCAGTGTATTGGATGCTCCGAAAGTTTCAGTAATCCTCGGCCAGGCTGCTACAGAAGCTGTACATAAGATTATGTACGCAGTCAACCATGTTTCTGAATCTGCTTCTTATGCAGTGGTAGGCAATATCGGTGCTGCTATGGGTTGTTTGGCTGTTGCTCCGGCAAACGAAAGTATCGGTCACGTGGCCAGCTTTAATCTTGCAACAGTTATGCAGGAAGCTGAACTTGGTTTCGGCAACCTTGTTGAAGACACTGAAAATGGTGTATATGCAAGTGAATCTTCTTTCACCAACATCAAGACAATCGGCTATACAAAGCGCAATGAATACATCCACAAGAAGGGCTTCATCTTCACAACCAACTACGATGGTTTGGAAAACAGCATCTTCTTCAGTGGCGACCAGACTTTGAGCGTGGGCGATTATCGTACTATCGCTCGTTGCCGTGTAATGCACAAGAGCCGCCGTGTAGTTCGCCGTGCGCTTTTGCCTTACGTCAACAGCAACGTTGAAGTGGATGTTACAACTGGTAGACTTTCTGCAACAGCTATTGCAAGCTTCCAAAACATTGTAATCGCCGCTTTGGATGCAAATATGGTTGAACCTGGTACTACAGTTCCACAAATCAGCGGACGTACTTGTACCATCGCAGAAGACCAAGATGTCTTGAACACTGACAAGATTGATATTGACTATCGTCTTATCCCTCTTGGCTGTGCTTCTGTTATCCATGTTACTGAAGGCTTCACTTCGACAGCCGGATAATGTCTAACCGATAAATTACTATATTACAATGGCAACGATTAATAATGTAGCATATAGTTGGTCAATGATTCAGCTTCAGACCAACTTGGCAGGTGAAAGCGAAAGCGCACCTATATTGGTTGACTGTACCGCTATTTCATGGAATACGGAACGTAAGATTGAACCTATCTACGGTCTTGGTGGTCAACCTCGTAAACGTGGTTTTGGTAACGTGACCTATGAGGCATCCATCACATTGCCTTATGGTACTCAGATTGCATTGCGTGAAAAGTCAAGTGACGGCACTTTGCTCGGTCTCGGTGAATTCAACTTGATTGTAAGCTGGGTAAATGACGTTGCAGCCAACGTTACAACAGAAACCGTAACTCTCGCAGGTTGTATTCTCGCTCAAGGCGGTATGGACGGCAACCAGGATGATACTTCACTCACTAAGGAATTCAACTTGCATCCGCATCGTATCTATACCGGTAAGGTACAAGCTAACCCTAAGATGAGTTGGTCTCACGAGCTTTACGGAGGAGCATAAACGGTTTAATTGCTTGTTTATACTATCAGGTGGGGCAGTCGGAAACGGCTGCCTCTTTTTTTATGTTTTTTCATCCGATAACTATTATATAGAGAAGACACGATTTGGTGTTTACTGAAGTATTAACAGATTAAACCATTGTATTATGCGTAATCAAAAAGAAAACCCGGCTGAAGAAAACGTTAATTCAGCAATGATGTTTACGGACATCGATGTTCCAGTGGAAGTGCGTGAAGAAATTGCCAAGAAAGCGGAAGAGTTGAAGAAAATCCACAATCTCCGCAAGGTGTTCGTTATTGTAGTACAAGGTGACGAAGATGATGACAAGCCTTTGTACATCGCTTATCTCCGTCGTCCGAACCTGATGCACTTCAGCCAGTACATGAACTTCGTTCAGAAGGACTTGATTCAGGCAAACAAGATGCTTGCTTCAAACGTGTTCCTCGCAGGTGACAAGGAATTGGTTGATGATGAAGAATTGTTCCTGTACGGCACAATGCAGCAATTGAACCGTATCATTGATGCACGTAACGCTGACATGGTAAAGAGATAGAGCGTTGCCGTATAGGTAAGGAGGATTACTTCAGGCAACGCTTCGCACTCACTGCATACTACTATCCTCAACTTGACATGCAGAACCTAAGTCTTGAAGAGTTTGCCTTCTGGTCTGAAAATGCCCAATGGATGCACTCTCAGATGATGATGGTACAGCAAACCAACGCATTAGGAGCATTTGCAGGTGGTGCAAGAAAATGACAATTATAGGAGCTGTGAACGGCTCCTATTTTGTTTTTATACTATTATAAAGAAAAAGCAAGATGGCGCATATAAGTTATATAAACACCGGTGTCAAGAAAGAACGTGACTTGACATTCAACATATCTACCGATGAAAGTATCGGTGGAATGCTTTTTGATATAAGCAGTTTTGAATCTCCATTCGTTGACTATCCTTTGGCTGCCCATAATTTCCGTGACGAAAAGGTGCAACGAATATACAATATGGATGATGCGAAATTGCTTGGAATCTCCAATGACGGCTTCCTAAACAATATGGTATATTATCATATAGCCCAGTTCTATAACTTTGTAGGTGCTGACCAGGAACTTTATATCGTACTTGCGGATTGTTCAAAAGGCTGGGATGTGCTTCAGAAAATGCAGCAAGAAACTAACGGCAAACTTTTTCAAGTTGGCGTATGGACTTCACAACCTATATGGACAAAAGGCAACGAAGGTTCCTTGGGTTTTACCAGTCTGATTACTGACCTTCAACTACAAGCTGATGAAATTTGCGGTAAGGTAGGTCAACGTACATACACCACCGTTCCATTGAACATTGTACTTTTCGGCAATTCCAATTATATAGATGGAGAGGAAGTGAACTACAAGAGACTTCCAAGTGCCATTCCTCTAAATTGTCCGAAGGTGTCTGTAGTGCTTGCTCAGAACGGAACAGAAGATGTACACGCAATGCAGCAATCAAATCCTAAACAGGCTCCAGTCAGTGCTATGGGTATCGTGATGGCTTGTCTTGCTGTATGTGGAGTGGAAGAAAGTATAGGTTCTCTACAAAAATGTGACCTGAACAAGAACGAGCAATTCAATTATCCTGAATTCGGTTTTGGAAAGAATTATTTGAGTATAGCTGATGTGAACTATATATGGGCAAATACCATCAGTTCCAATGGCTATATCATTCCGGTTGATTATGAAGGACTGGAAGCATCCTATTTCTTGTGCAATGACCAAACGTTGAGTGTGGGCGACTATAGTTCCATTGCCAACAATAGAGTTATGCATAAATGCCGTAGAGCCGTTTCTACAGCTTTGATTCCATATATCAACAGCCACCATATCTATACTCCAGGTACAAAGAACATCAGTGTAACATCCATATCCATCATCACTGATTCCATCAACACGATACTTGATTCAGCAATGAGGAACAAGTCTGGTCAGGAACAGATTGGAGGAAGGGTCGTCACGTTCCTTGAAAACTCAAATATCCTTGAAACTGATGAAGTTGCGTTGAGACTTTCAGTTAATCCGGTAAACTATAGCGGATATATTGAAGAAGAAGTTTCACATAACATGATTTAAGCACAACTCTCTTTCATATAAACATTTTTTGCATCCCCAGGTCGTTCTCGGCTTGGGGTTTTTTATGACTATTAATAAGTATAACTTTAACATTGTATTAATATGTCAGATGTAAAGAATTACATAGTCCAGTATGACATACGGGCTAATACGGAACAGGCCGCTGCACAGCTCCGTGCAATAATGGAATCCATTGCTGGAGTTGAGGGACCTATGAAAACTCTCCAACAGACACTTGGTACTTTGAACAGTACTTTAACCCAGTTGAAGAGCAATCAGAACTTAGCATTTGCTCCAACAATTGACACTACATCCTTTGATAGAAAATTAAAGGCAATGCAGGTAAGTGTCAAAACTGCCGCTGATGAAATGGCAGCTGCCATAAATAGAGCATTGCAAGGTAATACTGCTGTTGGAAAAGCTGCAAAAAATAGCTTGGGTAATGTTTTAGGTCCAAGAACAGCCAAAGACATTCAAAAGGATATTGCTGCATATAAAGAAAAGATTAATCAAATAATGGGTGCTCCCGACAAAAAGACCGGGAAACGCCATTTTGCTTTTGCAGACCTTAACGATGAACATAAAGCTCAAGTAAAGGCTTTGAGACAACAAATATCGAATGATAGCAAATTGTTGAAAGAAGCTGAAAAACTTGAACGACAAAATGCGGCAGTACAAACAAAGAGTGAAAAAACTGCTCAAAAAGCAGCTTCTAAACCATCAGTTGCCACCAAAGCTCAAGCTGCACGACTTACCAATGTTACACCGGCAATAATTCGTGAATGGGGCAAAGTATTTGGCAATACAAAAGCCAAGTCATTGACTGTTAGCATTTATGGTAAAGCTGATGGTCCAAATGGAGCTATAACTGTAATCAACCAAGTAAAAACCATACTTGGTGAACTTGGCGCATTGGGTAAATTCGATATTATGCCCAAGCCAAATGCAGCTGCATTTACAGAAATTGAAAGCAAGTTAAGCAGTCTTGCTGCTCTCAGTAAGTCCGTAATGGCTCCTTTCACTGGAGATACGACCAAGAAACAAGGAAAGTCAAACACACTTGTAGGTCTCACTAAGGATGAACAGAAAAAACTGGAACAAGCAAGAGCGTCCGCTACAGATTACAAAAAGAAAATTGATGATGTACAGAGAAAGCTGTATGCAAACCAACAAAGGTATGACCAACAGCCAACTCCAGCATTAAAAGGACAAATAACCCGTGGAACCAAACTGTTGCAACAATATAAATTGGGTCTTTCGACTGCTCAATATGATATTCAGCAACTTCAAGAAAAAGCTGCTCCAGCTGTACAGCCCACAACAAAAATTGCACCTTTAACCATCAATGTTGTCGGTAATCTCACCGGCGTTAACAATGTAGGAAAAGAGTTTCCTGTAAATGTTATCGGACAGATACAAAAACTTCAGCCACCAGCAAATGCTGAAATTCCAATAGCTGTTAAGATAACGGCAAGTCAGGTCAACCAATCATTGAAAGTGATTCCTAGACCTGAGCTTCCAGTCAGCATTAAGTTGATGTGGAATAAGGGAGCTATTGGCAAGCAGGAACAGCTAAAGGCTATACAAGATAAGGTTCCTCCAATCAATCTTGACCTTAATATCACTCCAGCATTGGAAAAGCTGGAAACATTCGTCGGTCAAGTAAAGGCTAGTAGCCCACAAACCATTACTCTTAAAGCAAGTGGTAGTGGAAGCGCAAGTGCAACTAACGGCGGTTCAGGAAGTACAACTACAACTGGCGGCAGCAACAAGAATGCTTCACAAAGTGCAGTCACTTCAAAGATGCACAATTCAGCTCTTCCATTTGCAAGAAGTCAAGGCCAATTAAAGGCTGTGACAGACAATATTGGCTTTTTCAACAAAGCTTCGCAAATAACTGGAATACCACTCAGTCCTAATTTGTCTACTTTTGAAAGATTGACACTCTTTAATGAAGCTATAAATCAAATTGGTAAAGCGGATGAGAAAATTCCTTGGGCATTGCAAGATGAAAGAAACAAACTGGAAGCAGCGAGAGGCAATGAGTTAAATAAACGGGCTGAGGGATATAAGAAATCTTATGCACGCCATAAGAATGCTTTAAGAATGGCATCTATGACGTCTCATCAGAGCCAAATTAACACATTGAGAGCGCAAGCTTACAATTCATTCCTTCCATTTGTAAATGGTCAAGGACAAATGAATGAGCTTATGAAGTATCGAAGATTCTTCAAAGAAGCTGTTGCTCTATCGGGAATTAATCCAACAGCCAATATGTCATCTGCCCAAAAGTTAGCTTATCTCAAAACAACTTCGGAATGGATTGCCGCAAACAACAGACAAATTCCTTACCAATTGACTGATGAAATAAGTAAATTGCAGAACGCTATCAGCAAGGAAACTGAAATGCAAAAGCAACAAAAAAGTGTCACAAGCATATCTAGACACCAGAGACAAGCCGATGCATTAAGAACGAAAGCTTCCAATGCTCTTTTGCCATTTGCTAAAAATCAAAGCCAATTAAATGAGCTTATTAAATATCGTAAGTATTTTAAAGCGGCTTCTGTGTTTACGGGAATCACGCCAAGGGCAAATATGTCCGGTGCAGAAAAGCTTTGGCTTCTTAAAAGCGCAACGGAGTGGATGAAAATATCGAATCAGCAAGTTCCATTCCAATTTGTAGATGAAATTAAAAAGCTGGAAGCTGAGAGCAAGGCATTGGCAACGCAGACAAAACAGGAAAGAAAACAAAAAACTTTAGCAAGAGGTGCTGCAAGACATCAAATGCATGTAGCCCAATTGTCAAATGCCGTTCTTCCATTCGTACAGAATAAGGAGCAGCTAAACACCGTAGTAAAAAACTGGAAGTATTTTAGCAAAGCTATGACCACGACCGGCATCACGCCAGTCCAAGGCATTTCATCGCAAAACATGCTGAAGTACCTCCAAAGTGTATCACAGCTGATGCGGAAGGCAAATGTTCAGATTCCTATGCAGTTGCAGACCGCAATCAATAAGTTGCAAGCCCAAGTCCTTCAGGCAACTCAAGCTGCAACACAATTGGCTTCAGCGACAACGGCTGCAACAAAGGCTACATCAAAGATGCAGACCGTAAGGATAGCTGAAAAACCAGTATCTTCTTATGACAGAATAAGAAAATGGGCATATCCTTTCACCGGAAACACTTCTTTCGGTGCAACTACTCCTATGGCTGTTGATATGGCCAAGGGTATGGGTGTCATGTTTGCTGTAGGTGGTGCCATGTCAGCTGTAGGAAATTCATTCAGTGAAGCGATTGAATATCAGAACACGATGCGCACTACCAATGCCATCCTGAAGAATGGTACTGACACATATACACCTTCAGGATTTGCAAGCATGGAACGTACCGTTCGTGATGTAGGTATCAAGACAAAGTTCTCGGCTCCTGAAGTAGCCAGTGCAGCCCGTTTCCTTGCAATGGCAGGTTTTGACATAGAGAAAATCAAGCACTCCATCCAGCCTATTGCCGACCTTGCATTGATTGGTGATACTGATTTGGGTGAAACTGCCGACAAGATGACCAACATCATGACGACCTTCAATATTGCCGGCGAAAAGGTTCGTGAAGCTGTGAATATCATGACCACTACAGCTACACGTTCAAATACTGACTTGATGATGCTTGCTGAATCAGCCAAGTATGGCGGTGGTGTTGCCAGCTTGTATGGAAAGAATGACCCGAACCTATTTGCTGATACAATGGCTTTGTTCGGTATTATGGGTAATGCCGGTATTCAGGCTTCTTCTGCCGGTACTGCATTGCGTATGATGTATCAGAACATCTTCAAGCCGAACAAGAATCAACAGGCGGTATTGGATATGTTGGACAAGGTTTATGGCATCAAAACAATCAATGAAGATGACAGCTATCGTTCCATGTCTGACATATTGACTGAAATTGCCAGAAGGGTTCCTCAAAATGAAATGGCTAAGGTTGTCGGTAACTTGTTTCGCATTACAGCACAACCTGGAGCTGCTGCTGCATTGAATGCTGCTGCACAAGAAGATGGTACTGATGCATCACAAGTTGCAAGTGGCGTTGATGCTGTTTCTGAATTTGTCGGTAAAAATGGTTTGAGTTCATTGGTTGAGCTTATGTTGGCCAACCGTGCATCAGTGACAAGCAACATCTCACAGAACATCGCACTTGAAAAGCAGAATACAATCAAGGGGCTTTGGGCGCAGGTAACTTCTACTTTTACGGAAGGTATTCTGAAAGCTTTTGAAGCCAATACGGGGTATTTTGAAGAAATGCTGGGTAATTTACGTGATTATCTTGCACGTCCTGAAACTGCCCAATTGATTCAGAAACTTTTCGATATGATTGTAAGTATCGGAAAGATGATGGCTAAATTCGTCAAGGTTTGGGTATGGTTCTACGAAAAGTTTGAACCTATTGTAAAGGGCTGGATTTGGGCGCAGATGTTCTTCACTCAGGTTGGTTCGCTTATTACTCCAATAGTTGGGGCTATCAGTGTGTTGGATAGATTGCGTAGCACGTTATTTGCTATTGCAGGAGTAGAAATGACCACAACCGCCACAAAAGCAGCTGCAATCAGTAATGTTGCCGGAAATTTAATTGGCAGTGCTACAAATGTCATGGGCAACATGAGAGGCACAAAGGCGTTGGCATCACGATACCGCAACAATACTGGCAGAGCGGATAAATTTGAAGGGCTTATACTGAGCGAAATGGCTTTGCTGGGATTCTATGGAGCTGCTGCAAATGATATGGTAAATCGTAGAGCTGCTGCTTCTTCTAATGGCAGATTGAAAAAAATCATGCAATTAAAAGAAAAGAGCGAGGTCTATGCTGAAAATATCATAAATGAACGTCTTGCTGTGCGTGAACGAGCTAAACGTATTTATGGCACATGGCCACGTGTAAGTAGAGGGTTCATGTCAGCATTTACTTTTGATCCATTCGTAGGACTTGGCAATTGGTTTAAATCTCTCAAGTCGTTGTTCTCCGGTTTGATGGTGGCTCTTGCAAAGGCGGCTGGGTTATTGGTTAATCCATTTACACTTGCAACTGGAGCCGCAATTGGCCTTGGATATGGAATATACAGACTTTCTCAATATACCAAAGGTACAACTGAAGCTCAGATACAAGCACGTAAAAAGCTCGAAGATGAATATAAAAAATCATTCAGTGCTGAAAATGAGCGACATAAAGGTAATTACGATTTCTTTAGCCAAAATGGTTTGGTTACATCAAGAATGGCTGATTATCAAGAAGAAGCAAAAGAAGTTAAAGAAAAGTACAACAAGTATGCTTCAAGCTATTCATATCTTTTCAGTGAAGAAGCATTTTCAAAAGATGGAGCAAGTCGCAAGACAAATCAATACATGGTTGATATGTCAAGACAGCGATTTGCTAATGACAGAATCATGCGTCTTGCCCTTACTGAAGATGAATATAAAAAACTTCTTGGAGGCGGCGTAGTCATCGCTTCAGAAAAATTTGAGCAAGACATGTTGAAGTTATCCAAAAACATGCCTTTCAATGCTGGAAATTCGCTTAATACAATGGAGTCTGCAATGATATTCAATGCATTTGGCGGCGAAGCGATAGCGGCTCAAAACGAATGGAAGCGACAAGCCACTCTTGCTGTAAAAAATGAAGGAGCGAAGGATAGCAGAGTTCTTCAGGCACAAAAACAGATTGTTGAGTTATACAAAAAGTACGGAAGAGGTGCTGAATTTGTAGAACGTGCAAAATCAATCATAAGCAGTGTTGCAAATCCGTATGACATCAATTTGTATGGCGATGAGTATATCACCAAAGAAAACTTCAACAATCCAAATTTTGACTGGAGTAACCTGAAGTCGTATGTATGGGCTGGATATAATTTGCTGAATGCTGAAATTGAAGGATTGAACGGTTCAATTACTGCCTCACTTGAAGCTCAAGAAAGATTAAAGAAACTTGTTCCGCATAGTGATGAATGGTACAGAACATTGTCGAATGTGCTAAACAATTTCAGAATCATTCGCACTATTGGCTTTAATGGCAAGGAATTTAATGACATTGAATTGTTGATTAAAGCATTACCAAATGGAAATCTTGATTTTAGCAACATTCTTCAACAGCTGAGAGACAAGATTGAAGGTTTTAAGGCTAATACAAAATTGTTCATCGAAATTGCCGACCAAGCCTATCAAATGCTTTATAAGGAAGGACTTGTAAAGGACAACAGTGTTACTGCAAGAAAGGAATTCATCAAGAAAAACATGGGCAACTGGGCCATGTCAGAAGATGAAATTGAGCTTTACAACAATTCAGAAACAGATAATGCGTATGGCTCTATTGAACGTCATGGACAACATGGCTCTGTTTCAATTCCGATGGAACAGATTGGTTGGGTTGAAGAGATGAACGAAAGAAATCAGAGAGCTTTTGGCTATCTGTTAGACCAAGTGGTAAAAGACCCGTCCCAAAAGACAAGTTCAGACAGCGGTACAGTCCCTAATCCTAACCCTAATCCTACATCAGGAAACGGAACGGCAGACCCGACAAAGCAGGATGCTTACGAATCCAAGTACACCGCTTCGGCAGCACGTCCGACCCAAATTGTCCTCAATATAGACAAGATGGCGAACTTTGACCGGACAACGATTGCAGCCAATGCGGAGGAACGTGACATGATGCTGGCATTGGAACAGAAAATGGCAGAAACCGTATACCGAATATTGGCAGAAGCAATGAACAATGCAAGCAGCGTGATGAGAACATAATTGATTGCCCCTCGATGTGAAAGTCGAGGGGCTTTCTTTCACTTGTCCATAAATACTATTAATAATAAAAATAAAATAGACATGGGTTTTAGCTTAAATAATCTCGCAATCACCGCTACAAACAGTGCGATGACCGCTACTATAGGGCATCTTTTTGATACCCTACAGAGCAAGATTGCCAATGGAGGACGTGATTCAAACTGCAAGTTCTACTATAGTGGTCCCGGTGCTGGCGGCTCCATACTTCAGGTTGCCACCAAGGGTATTGTGGGTGGAGCTGTATCTGCACTCAAGGATGAAGCCGTCAATGCGTTCAATTCATTGCTCAATGGAAAGAAAAAAAGCAACACTGACGGAGAGGATTGGTGTGACGATGTTATATTCGAAAATGATGAAGATAGTGAAAAATATGGCAAGTTCCCAATCGAAAATGGTGAAGTTATAGAGGCACTTGATGATTGGGGCAACGTATGTTGTGATGCTTTAATGCTTGGTATTGAAGTGAAAGACCCAATCTTTGTCACACAGCGTTCACGGACTGCTGAAATGAAAAAGGTGAATGGTGGTTGTAAGCTTGATATATCCCATGACAATATTAAAAATATCAAAACCAATTATTTGGTTTGGTATGATACTACTGCATTGATAACCATAAATTCAGACAAGAATATCGTAGTTTCCCGTGTACAAGGCAGGGATTACAGTAGAAAGGAACTTGTTTCCAATGGAGACATTAAATTCTCAGTTTCCGGCCAAATCACCAGTGGAAAGCCTGATGTATACCCGGCAAAGGAAATTAAAAAGTTCATTAAGATAATGCAATACAAGGGCATCATAAAGGTGAACAATGAGGTGTTGGACCAGTTTGGTATCGAACATATCGTTATCACTGACTTCAACATAACTTCAAAGGAAGGATATAAGGCAGTGCAGAATTACACATTCAATGCAATAGGTTTGCAGCCTGAAAAGGAAATTGTAATCAATTATGATACCATTACATTTATCCCGCCGAAACCTATGAACGACAGTTCTGATGACACTGGTTGGGAATCAATGCTGAAGAGCCAACTTGCAGGTCTGAAATCTATGGCCGGAGATTTATTCAGTCAAGGTTTGGCTATTTCTAGCGGTATGTTGGATTCAAAATTATAACAATTATGCCAGATTCATCAAATCAATTGACACAACGCCCTGAAAAGGTGCAGGAACAGCCTTTCAAGTCTACACCTGACTATATAACACATAAGGCTTATGAGGACAAACTTGCAATCCTTGTTTGTCTGATAAAGGTATGGCGACCAAAAGGCAATGACTGGTACAATATTCCGAATGATTGTCTTGTCATCCGTGAATGTGAAAGCATAGAGATTGCCGATTCATGCAAGGAACTTATAAACAAGGCTGTCGTAAAGTTCCCTAGAGGTACTGTGATTCACGTATCAAGTTCAAAGAACAAGACAGTGAAGAGCGGTACTGAAGCTGACAATACGGTCTCCACCCAGGAAATGAAAAAGGCTACCAATGACGGGGAAGTAATCACAACCTCGTCTTCTACCTTTTCGGATGACGGTGTTTCAACCACCTCAATGGCTCCAAATTACGACGACAAGGGTCTCGTTCAATTCAATAGAAGCAAGAATGAAGCGGCCTTGTTGCAACCCAATGATTTGGCAATAGGCAATCGTATTGAAATTCGTCTCGGATATGCTTATTCTGAAACTGAATTTGACAAGATGAATGCCAGTGACGGACTTAATATGGATTTGGTCTTTACCGGATTCATCACTTCCGTTTCAGTTGATACTCCATTGGAAATTGAATGTACCAATATGGCCCATATTCTGACAACCATCGGTGTGCCAAACATTTATGAAAAGGATTCATTGACCGTCAAGGATTTTTTGGATTCGGGAGGTAAATATGATTTGCTCAAAGATACTGGCGTTGAATTGTCAGAAGCAAGCAAGGGTTCGAACATCAGTGTAAAAGGTGGTACAATCACTGACAATCTCACTGTTGCCGATGTATTGAACGAATGGGGAAAAGCCGGTGTTCTATGCATTATGGAGCTTAATCAAAACGGAAAGGCTTATTTGCGTGTAGGGTTGACTTACTATGCAGGTAAGGGAGGTGGAGGAATCCCCAACAGCGACAAGAAATACATTACATATAATGGAGGAAACAATTCTTTGAAAATCATTCAGTTTGACTGGGATGTAGCTCAAGACAAGCTTTCATTGATGCATACTGACAAGAAATACCTTGCTGTAGAGGCTCATGGTACAGATGGAAAGAAATTCTTCAAGTTTACCCTAATCAAGAATCCGAATACAGATGATGAAGGTTGGATTATAGATTCAAGCGGCAACAACAATTATGAAGGGCAATTCCGTATGGTAAACAAGCGTGACTACAAGGATAAAAAAAGTCAGAAGGGTGCCAAAGGAACCAATAGTGACAAGAAAACTGGCGGTCATTTGAAAAACAAGGTAGACCTCAGTCATTACAATGTGGTTCCATACATGTCAACCAAGATAGGCATAACTGAGGACGAATTGATGGAAGAGGCGAAGCAGTATTGGGCATCGTATGTTCCTAATGGTATCTCAGGTTCATTGGTAATCTTCGGGGATGTTTTTGTGAAGCCTACCGATATTGTAGGGTTGATAGACATGAGACAGCCGCACAAGAACGGATATTATTTTGTAGAATCTGTCAATACCACTTTCGGATTGAACGGATATAGAAGGGAATTGAAGATGCCTTTCAAGATAGCAAAGTTTTCAGAAAACGTAAAAATCATCTAATTATGTCTATATCACACGAAGCACATAAGATAGCAGGAGATGTCCGTAGGGCAATCCATGAAATAGCAAGACAAGGAACAACTGATTTGGATGGGGCATTGCGTGGTACACGAAAGATAGTGGGCTATGTCTGTGCCATTCATGAGGATGGCGAACTGGCCGGAACCATCGATGTACAGGAATATAATTTTGAACCCGATGAAACCAATGTGAAGGGTATTCGTCATCACAAAGGTGTTCTTTTGTCTGCCATTCAGGACAATACTGAAGGTGTACTTATCGTTCCAATGCTTTATTCTGAAGTGGTTATCGTTCAGAATCCTCTTGACGGCCATGAATATGTTTTAATGTACAGCCATGCAAAGAGAATTCAGGTCAAAGCCCATGAAGAGATTGGAATTGGTGTGACTGAAGTGGAAGATTTTGTGGAAACCGATGATGGCTTGGAGAAGGATTTTGATGAGCTTGAGCCTACAAAGAACAAGACAAGTACTGTCTATACCGCCACTTCAATTACAGACCAAATAACTTCGCCTGATGATGAGGAAGGATTCAAGCAGGAAAAGACCGTGGAACATAAAATCATCACTGTAGGTAATACCAAGATAACAATTGATGGAGAGAATGTACTTATTGAAACGAGCGGTAAGGTTGAATACAAGATTGGTGATACGGTCTTTACAGAAGAGGAAGGAAAAATAACGGTCAAGACTGAAGATGTGAAGGTCGAATGTACGAACTGTGATGTCAAAGCTGAAAATGTAAAGGTTGAAGCGAATGATGTAAAGGTTGATGGCAAGACAATCACTTTGACAGGTGGCACATTGAAAACCAAGGGACAGAGTGCTACCGACTTGCAAGGCCCGTTCAATCCAATTAAGGTATGCCCCTTCAGCGGTGCTCCGCATTGCGGTTCCACCGTCAGCGGTACATAACATTAAAACAATAACATTATGAGCAAATCATCATTTGCAGCTACCATAATAGACAAGATAAATGCAGCAATCGGAAGAGAAGGTCAGAATTACTCGGAAGGTTCTGCATTTTCTGCAATGGAGGCTGTAGCACAAGGAATCACTGAGTATCTTATTCAGAACACAACAGTAACCATCCAGTATTCAGGTACAATCCAATCTTCAAAACCATCTCCTGACCCGGTTGTTGCAGATATGTTCAGCATTGTCGGCAGTTGTGCTCCTACTGGCCCTTCACAGCATTTTGATGACTGGATAAAGCAGATAGAGTCAAATATAATAGCAGGGTTCCAGCTTGCTCCTATGGGCAATGCAGGGGTTGTATTCCCACAAAAGCCTTTCCTTAATATAGGTATAGACACAATTAGGGAACAGCTTACGGCAGCACATGACGTACTGGATGAAGACCCGCAGCACAAGATTTGGGAAATGGTGTGCGGCGGTATAATGGACTGGATAAACGGGATTGCCATGAATTCCGTTCCAGGAGCCGCCACAAGACCTTCAGCACCTTCTGCCGGAACTGCATCTATTGTTAACATTACCATAACGTAGACGGCTTCTTTTTGGCTGTTCACCCCCTTTTCAATTTCAAAGAATCTTTAACTATTATATATAAACACTGTATTAGATTATGGTTAAAGATTTGATAATAGATATGAAAGAAAGGGACTTGTTGTTTGAAGACAAGTCTAATTCATCTATGCCTATATTTGATGTGGTGTGGGGCAATATCTTGGATGTTGACGATACTGCCGATGTTCTTATTTGCAATGTAATCGTACCTGAAGCATATTGGAGCATGGTCAAGTATACAGACCGTCAGCTCATTATCAGAATCAAATCACCATATATCCCGAATACAAGCACTTTCCGAATCCGTCCAGTAAAACTGAAAGACAACCAATACAGCTTATTTTGGAATATCAGAGGTGAATTCGGGTTGCCGGTAAGCAGTTTTGCACTCAGCAAGAACATTTCGGCTCCTATAAGTGCAAGTATGCTTCCGTTCGTTGACATTGACGGTGAGTTTGTCGTCAAGATGGTTCAGAACGAACAGATGGAAGAACTGGACAAGGCATATATCTACTCATCCAAGGAAACTGACCTAAGCATCAATTACAGCGATGACCAGGCAGCGCAACTTTTGTCTATCTGCAATCCTGGAAACAGCTACAGATACCCTACCACCGGTGTGGGAATCACCCAATATATCAACTCCGTAATATCACATACCGATTTTGCCGAAAAGTTGGAAAACCAGTTTGAAAATGACGGCAAAAGAATAGTGGAAGCCGATTTTGACAATACCAACTGCAATCTTGATGTCCTTTTCATTCATGAAACCGAACAGCAAGATACAGACCTCATTCCAGTTGACGAGCTTGCAATTGACTTCTTCAGCATGTTTGACGACGATTATGTCCGTAGAAACACAGTATTGAATGAAGTTGATGATTTGGATTTTATCAAACTTCTCAACGAATACACGAACTTCCTTGAAATTATCTTCTTCCCTGACCATACCACAACCAAGACAAGGATTGTGGACGATGTGGTTGAAGGTAAGTTTGATGAATATGGAAATATAGTTGAAAGTGACGAGTATTTCATTGTCAAGGCGACACTGGAAGCCAACACGATCATCATGTTCGATAACCCAGGCGATGATGAAATAAAGGATTCTCCGGTATTCGTGATAAATGACATTGATGAAAGCAGACTATACACCTCATTGGTAGAACAGCCTTATTGGATTACTGAATCTTGCCATAAATGCTTCATTCTGCTTAAACGTTCGGTTGTATGCTACATGATTAAAAAAGACGCTTTCAAGGATGAAAAGGGTCTTTACATCATTCCGCAGACAAGCAGCAATGTGAAGAATATGGTTGCCATGGCTCAAGACATACATACTGGTAGATTGCTCGGTATAGTTTCCAACAGCACCAACATCAGTGATATGACATTGGAGGAAATCACGCAATATATCTACGCTATTAAAGAAATCAATTAAAAGATACGATAATGAACAGCAACATAGTAAAAATAGGTAAGGCACTGAAATGGAGAGGTGTATACGACAACTCCAAGAAGTATTATGCTGAGAACATAGTCACCTGCTATGGAGGCGTGTTCCGTCTCAACGTTTCGGTAGCCCAGGGTATTCCTCCATACGAACTGAATGAAGAGGGTTTGCCTACAATCAAAAACAGCGAGACATGGACTTGTCTTGTGGATACCACGTGGATAATCGAATGGGTGCTTGCTTTCAAGAAGTTTAAGAATGAGGCTCTTGCTCGTTTTGAGAAGGATGAAAAGCATATAGATGAACATTGCAAAAAATTGAAAGAGCATCAGAAACATCTTGAAACACTGGATAGCTCGATTGAAGACTTAAAGAAGAAAGATGTTGGACATGAACTTTTGATAAACAATGTCACTAGGACTGTATCTCAGGTAAGCAACAAGGCAGACAAGAATGAGAAAGACATAGCCAATATAAACAAGAAGATTGGTGATTCAGAGCTTACCATGGGTGAACTTCAGAAGCAAATTCAAGCTGCCAACGACAGAATCACCAAGGAAATGGGCGTGCTTACCAATACAATCATTGAACAGAAGAAGGTCATCAACAAGAACACTCAGGAAATTGAAGCACTGAAAAACCAGATAGCTCACTTGCAGAACAGAATCGAACTGATGAGCAAGTACAATTGCTGCTTTAGCGGAGGAATTTGGGACAACGACCTTTACTGGAACAACGATAGCCTTTGGAACAATGGTTATACAAGTGAAGGTGGAGGCACTGTCATCCAGCCCGAAATGGAAGTGATTGGCTATACGGAAGAAACGGGTGAACTGAAAGTGAGTGGTACAGTGGTCAGCTACGACCCCAAAACCGGTACACTTTCCATCATAGACGAAACCAACGTATATGACGAATCTACCGGAACGCTCTATATAGACGGACTTGACGGAATCTACCAGGATGAAATGACTACTACCGGATATGAGGAGGAAGATGGTAATCTTGGGGTGAGCGGTTCAGTTACCGATTATGACGAAGAGACCGGAACACTCTCTATCATAGACAAGACGAATTCTTATGATGAAGAGACTGGTACGTTGTTCATCGACAATCTTTTCGGATAAATAAACGGAACAAGACTATTATAAGAAAAAGCCATACAGGAGGGATGGCAAAGACCCTCCACTTTTCTAATATTATAAATTTATAAGACAATGGCAAATTTGGATTTGTACAAACTTTCCATCGGCGGTAAGATTTATGAAATTCCTGCCGCATCGACTTCAAAGGCTGGTTTGTTGTCAGCTGAAGATTACGCTAAGTTGGCTAACGTTGCTGCTGGTGCTCAGGCTAACGTTATCGAAGGTATCAAGGTTAATGGTGCTTTGTTGACTTTGGTTGAAAAGATTGCAGACATCTTGATTGCTGAAGGTTCTGCTAACGGTACTATCAGCGTAAACGGTGTTGACGTTGCAGTTAAGGGCTTGGCTGCTTTGGCATACAAGAGCGAAGTTTCTATGGACGACTTGGCTGCTGCCTTGAAGGAAGTAATCAATTCTAAGGCTGCTCAGACTGAATTGAACACTTTGTCAGGCCGTGTTGACACTTTGGAAGGCGAAGGCGAAGGTTCTGTAAAGAAGGCTATCGACGATGCCATCAACAAGTTCGCTACTGACATCACTGACAACGGCACAGTTGACAGCTTCAAGGAATTGGTAGACTGGGTTGCTGAACACGGTACTGAAGCAGGTGAAATGGCTAAGGGTATCGCTGACAACAAGACTGCTATCGAAGCTTTGGCTGCTTTGGTTGGTGCATTGCCTGAAGATACTTCAGCCAAGACTATCGTTGAGTACATCGACACCAAGTTCGCTAACGTTGACTTCAGCAACTACTTCACTAAGCAGGAAGTAACTGATGGTTTTGTTGCCAAGGAAACTGGCAAGGGCTTGTCAACCAATGACTACTCTACTGAAGACAAGAACAAGTTGGCTGGTATCGAAGCTGGTGCAACCAAGAACGGCGTTTCTTATGATGCAGCATCAGGTACTTTGACTTTGACAGGTTTTGCTGAAGTTGTAGCGTAACTTATTGAATAGGATGTAAGAAATTTAACTATGGCTAATGAGAATTATTTCCAGAATCTCAATATCGCCGGTCAAAATTTCAAGGTAAGCCCAACTTGGGAACAACTTGGGCTTACCAAATCCTATTTGCTTACACTGCTTGCCCGTGACATGTATACCCCACAGGCAACTCAGGCTCCATCATCTACAGACGTATATTATACAGATCCTGCTGACGGTAATGCGGCTCCTTTCAGAGAAGGGCAATGTTGCGTTTATCCCGATAGCGAAAGTTCTGATGGTTGGGGTTTCAGTATTGCTAAGCATATAGAGACCGACGCAGAAGGATTGCCTACCAGTATCGTATGGCAGAGATTCATAAATGAAGCCCCTATGGGCAAAGAAAAGATTTACAGCCTATTCGGTTTGCCAGTTGAATGACGGTGAACGAATGGGCTTTTTATTATTAATGATAAAACTAAAACAATATGTCAAAAGTAGATGAAAACGATTTGAAGTATTTCAAGGAGGCTTGTGACATTACATATCAAGGCAAACTATTGAAGTTTACTAATGTTGAAGCATCCAATTGGGTAAGCGATTCTACGTTTACCGACTTTCCTTATTGTTGTAACGTGACATGTACTGGAGTTACAGAAAACATGGTTCCTGAAGTAATATTCAGTCAAGCTGATGCAATGAGTGGTGATTACGCTGTAGTTTGTGAATCATTTGCAAATGTAGTGCGCATCTATTCAAAGAAAAATATATCAATTACTATTCCAACAATTATAATTCACAAGTAATATGAGAGGAAGTACTAATGCTTTAGGTAAAAACCAAAGCATTAGTACTCAATAATAACATTTATAAAAATTAAGATTATGATAGGAATAACCAACGCAACAGGAGGTGGAGGACTTCAGGGAGAAATCCTGAACCTTTCCCTCGTGTCCAACCAAGCCAGTCACGACAGTTTGCTTGGTGCAATCATTACTGTATCTCATCCGGGAGGAAGCACTGAATATACATGGGAAGGCTCGGAGATTTCCGTAAACATCCCTCCTTATGTAGAATATTCGGTTGAATACTCGAAAGTCGAAGGATACAAGACTCCCGAACCATTCACCTCAACAGCCGTGGCGGGGAACTCCCGAAACGTTTCAGGAACATACAAGGCGTGCAAATTGTCCGTTGGCATGACAACCAACCAAAGCTCCCACGCTGATGTTGCCAACGCAAAAGCTACTGTCAGCTACACCGAAGACGGAGAAAGCAAAACAGTAACATTGGCTTCAGGAGGCTCTGTCATGATTCCTTATGGAACAACTGGCGTGGGAATCACATGGAGTGCGGTAAACGGATATGCGACACCTGCCGCAGTTACAGGTCTCACATGTTCGCAGGATTCCATGACAAAGACAGGGACTTACAATACAACAATACTTACAGTGAAGTCCACTACCAACCAAAGTTCTCATACCGACATCAGCGGCGCTACCTGTACTGTTTCAGCGTCAGGCATGGAGAGTGTGACGCTTTCAAGTGGAGGTACTGCAAAAGTCCCTACCGGAGCAAGCTGTACAATCACATGGAGTGCAGTCACTGACTATAAAGCACCGACTGAAACGTTCACTGCATCAGGAACGTCACAGAC